GAAACGTGCAGCCCATCTATCGCCCGCGCCAGACTGAGCGTGTCGCACCAGACGAGGGGGTGAATGTCGAACCGCCACGATAAGATTCCTGCATCGAAGACGGCGTTGTGTGCCACGGCGATAGCGTCGCTCCAGTCAATTGAACTGAGGTAGTCCTGCGTTTCGTGATGCGTTCCGCTAAACCATTCAGATCGTCCGTCGTTAATTTTAATCCCCACCCCGATGGTTTCAAACATTTCATGGCGGATATATTCCTCTGTGGTTATCTTGGACAAAGAAAACTCGCGGTCGTAGTAGGTTTCAAAGTCAATTGTAATTATTTTCATTCATCCTCCTCTGGCCCGCTAACGCCGGGGCCACCCATTCCTCGGTTTAACCCATCCAGTATCGCGGTCAGAACTCTGGCTTTGTTTTCTTCCGGCAGGTCTTTCACCGCATCAAGCAGCATGTCGTTCAAGCTGTCGCACATTTCTTTTATTGTTAAAATCATTCCTGCCCCCTTGCGCGGATTGCTTCGACGCAATCAAATTCTGCAAACGCAACGCCGTGCCTTCGGCCCAAATCTCGACACACCCGCGCACACGCCTCGCGTTCGGCCTCTACACTGATGCGAACCTGCACGGCAATGACCTCTGCCTGCCACTCTGCAATCTCCGGGCAGACTGCCATGATCCAGTCTTTCATTTCTCCCCCCTAGAGCTTCTTTTCCCGCCCAGCCGCTGAATTCGCCAGCGGTTAGGTTTTTGTGGCCCGTAGCTGCTCAAATTAAAAGTTGTCATTTCTTCCCCCTTGCTCTGATGGCGGCGGCGCAGCTTGACCAACCTGCATCGATGCGTTGGCCTTCAGACTCGCACACCTTCGCGCACTCCTCCCGCTCTTCAGCCGCCGCCTTTGCAGCAATAATTTCAACAAACTGTTCAAGCCGCCGGCTTGAGTCGTACTCGACAACTGACCGATATTCAAAATGTTGAGTAAGCCCAGTCTGTGCCAACGCCACAAAAATGTCTTGGGGCTTTATTCTTCCGCTCATTCGTGCCCCCTTGCGCGGATTTCCGCCGCCGCCTCCGCCGCCGCCTCAGTCCGCTGCTCGCACATCACGGCCCACGCTGGGCCGTAGCCTCTCTCGTCAGCAATCGGCTGGTAAGCGGCCAGCCGCTCCCACATGTCGTTAATGTTCATTTCTTCCTACCCTCCACAAACGCTTTTAGCTTCTGGTAGTTCTCTAAATTAGCGAAGCCCCCCTGCTTCCACAGACTGACGGACTGCTTCCGCACTCCAAGCTGTCGGGCAATCTCCGACATGGACACACCGCTCTGTCTCACAAGGTCGTCCATCCTGTAGGTCTTCCGCTTACCCACGTAGTCCTGCTGGTAGTCCTTCTCGGGCGCGGGCACTGCCTGTACCTCCTCCTGCACCTCCACAACGACCGGCTGCGCTACTACCTTCTGCACTACCGTCCCGTCAAAGTTCATCCGCACGCGCCACGCTCGACGCTTCATCCCCTTCGCCTCAAGCTGCGACGCCCTCGCCATCGCTGCCTGATACTCATCCTCAGATCCGAAATACAACCGATACACCTGAAATGACGCCGTCATATCAACCCTTTCTGTTTACTGTGTCAACATAAATTACAAAGCCTGACCCACTATCAGTGGGTAGTGCTCGGGGCGGGGGTTGCGGTGTTGGGGTAGTACTGCTTCCCATATTTCTCAATGCACTCGGTGAGGGCTTGCAGGGTTTCTTGTGGGCCGACCGTTTCGAGGCACATGGAGGTGAGTGCGGACAGGGCGGCGAGCATAGTCTCGTCGTAGTCGGCCCCGCCTTCCATCTCACCGTTGCGGAACACGATACCGTTGACCTCGGTCGTGATGTGGTCGTCGGATTCTTTGGCTCGGATCGAGAGCAGGACGCTGGCGTGACTGTTCAGCATCATCTCCTGCATCTCTTTGAGGTCTTCATCCCGCGAGGATTTTTCTGCGCCTGCGGAGATTCTTATAGTGTCCATGTCTTTCCTTTTTTACTTCTTCGGTTCTTTACTGACCTCGGACAGGAGCCTGTCGAGATACCACTTTGCTTTCTCTAGGTCGGTCTTCCCGCCCTTCATCTTCCAGCGCCAGACATACTTCAGCACGTTCGCAGTACACACCGCCTCCATACCCTCTAACCCTGTCGTCGCGGCGGCAATGGCGTCGATGCACTCAACGCTGCCAGCGGTGTAATGGGCAGGGTGGTTAACTTGGTCTTTTGTAACTGCCTCACCTTTCTCGGTCATCGCTGTCTCCTTGTGGCGGCGAGAAACCCCCGCCGCCACATTTCCGTCAAGGTTTAGTCTTCCGACACGCTCGTCGCGTCAAGAATTTGACCACCAGCCGACAGATACTCAGCCAGCGCAGCAACTTCCTTCAGACCCAGCATGGTCACCGAGGTGGTCTCACTCACGGCAAACTTCAGCGCACCATACGCACTACGCGCACGGATAAGATGCTTCTCGCCGTTCATCTGAACCACATAAATCTTCGGCACGCGATTGCGGGTCTTCTTTTCTTTCACTACGTCATTCATTCTTAATTTCCCTTCTTCTTAGTCGGTTTTGGTTTTTCCTGCACAGACGCTGTCTGTGAGGGTCTAGATCTTACTCTGGGCGGCTTTGCTTTCACAACGTCTTGGACAATTGCTGTAACGTCCTCATCCACTTCCTCATCGTTGTCATCCGCACCGCTATACACAGACTTATCCACAACCGACTTGCCGGCAGTGTAGTCGGACAATTCTTTCTCGAAATTATCCGTTAACAGCTTGGCCCAATCCGCAATCAAAAAGTTTTTGCGCTGTGCCCACCATGTGTCTTCCCATGTAGCGACCTCGTAGAGGTGCGCCATAATCTCCAGCGTCTGGTTCGGCGCATCCGGGTTGACCTTCCGCGCCCACCACAGCATCTCACTGGCAACGGTCTCGCGTAGCACCGCCAACTGTAGTCGGTGGGCAAGATGCTGGATTTTTAACCCCACCTCCCCAATGCGGAGGTCGGCGGCAGCTTGTATCGACTGGTCAATCCGCTTGGCCGCAGTCTCGATCCGCCGCTGGTAGTCGGGGTAGGCCACTTCAAACTTCCCCTGCCACTCGATGAGCTTCTTCCCCAGCACCACCTGCTCAAGGTGCTCCTTCCGCAGGGCGTCACTAATCAGGTCGTCAATCATCGGCTTCGCGAGCTTATACAGGTCTTCCTTAACCGCTTTCATTAACGCTTCTTTGCGCTCCTTGGGGGTGACCCCGGTGTTTTCCTCTTGTCGCATCTCAATTCTCCTCTATTGCTTTTGCAATCAAATCGCCTACGTCCCGAATCAACCGGCTCAGGAACGGACTCGGCTCCCCCTCAATCTCAATCCGCCCGCCCATCACCTTAGTCGCGAAGTAAACGAATTCGGCCTGCGGGGACTTGCAGGAGTACGCCGATGTCGGCGGGGGCGCAGACACCTCCTCCCCATCATCCCACGCACTCGCCAAGAACAACTCGGACTCACTCAACCCATGCTCGTCTTTCTCTTTCATCGGGCACCTCCTCTGACCGGCCAACCGTCGTAATTCCCCTTGCGCGGAGCGTGTTTGGGATGCAGCAGCCACTTGTCTCCCAGCACCTTTAAAGCCTGCGCTCGCTTAATGTCGAGGTCTTCGACCCCCCACACCGGGGGGGTTTCTTTGCGGATTAGGAATTGGGCGATGTCAGTAAGTTTTTTCTCAGGTTTCATTCTTTCTTCTCCTTAATCCTCGCTGTTTCGTATTCCGCCCACTGCGGGAATGGCCCCATCCAAGCTTTCCAGTGTCGGCGCACCTCGCCGGGGGTCGCTACCCCGAGCCAGTCGTCGTAGGCTTGGCGGCGGTGTTCGACGCCGCAGAATTTCAAGTGGTGCAACGCTTTCTCGGCACGTTCTGCTCGTAGGGACATTTTCCTCATTCCTCCTCCCCAAAAAGATCGTCCCACTCCTCAGGCGTCATACCCGTCATCAGGAACTCCCGCTGCTCGGGACTCAACATCGGGAATGCGTCTTGGACGTTCATGCCCTTCCGCCACATGGCTAGCCGAACCTCAAGCTGTGCGACGGTGAGCCTCGGAAACACCATCGTTTTTTGCCGACCATCGTGGCCGGTGAACCCCACCATGACGCCATCTTCAAACGGCGCCCATGTCCAAACATTGTGCATCACTCTCCCTCCCCTTCGCCGTTCCAAACGTCAGGCGCGAACTCTTCAATGTCATCCTCGCTAAAAGTCACCAATACCCACTGGATCTCAGCGCCCTCGGGCAGCGTCGTTGCACCTTCCGGCAGGCGTGGGCCGGTGTACTGGCCAACGAGGATGTGTTCCTCGATGCCCGGAACAAAACTTGCTTTGAGGCGGCTGACCGGCACCGATGCCCCCAGCAACTGCGAGAAGACCACAGCCGTATCGGCGTGCCCGACAGCCGAGGTGTAGCCCAAGCTAGCAACGTAATCCCGTGCCTCCTCCAGCGTCAGACGGCGGAACCGAACCTGCCCACTCGCTACCCACTCGGGCAGCATGGACAAAGAAAACGCATTGCAAATGTACATCACAGCTCCTCCGCTTCCGCCTGCGGGTCGATGCCCGCAATCTCGCAGTAATTGATCCATTCAGACATGTAAATCCGAGAAAAAGACTCTCCCTCCATCCGCCCCTTCTGGTCGACCCACTGGGAGTCAAACCGCGCCACCATGCGGCCCGACTTCGGGCCTTTGTACAAACCCGTCAGCCAAATCCCCGTGTTGAGTTCCTCCCTCCCCTCCCACATCGGGGTCGGCAGACTCAGGTAGCGGCAGTCACTATCGTACATTCCGTTAACTTTAACTTTCATCTCACATCTCCCACTTTTTGATCGCGTCGTTGATGAATTCCGCAAGCTCTTCCAGTTTCTTAAATTCGTTGGCGGGGATAATGCCGTTGCGCTCCCCGATGGTGACGCTCAGAGCGTAACTAATGTTACGCATCTCTTCTTTGGTCAGGTGTACCACATGCTGGTACTCCGGGTTGTTCTTCTTGCTCATTTCTTTCCCTCTAGTTTGTCCATCAACTCTTCTTCGGTCATTGTACCATCGTACACGAAGGCAATACCACCTGCTTCTTTTATTGTTGTTATTTCTCTCTGTTGCAGTGCCGTAGTGTTACCCAGTTTGCCTTCCGCCTTGCACTCGATGGCGAAGAACCTCCCCCGCCAACACCCGACAACGTCGGGGATGCCTGAGCGTCCGTATCCCCCGGTCTGGGGGAAGAAAAGATAGGGAACTGGCTGGAGCAAGCGCAGGAAGGTGGTCAGCTTGCGCTTGGTCTTCCCCTCCGGGGTGAAAGCGGTCATGCCGCATCCTCCCCGAAAGCTGCGTCCCACTCTTCGGGCGTCGTGCCCGTCAGCACGAACTCACGCTGGTTTGCGTTGAGTGTGGGGAACGCATCTTGGATCAGCGCCCCCGTTGCCCATGCGGCCAGCCCGTCCTCAAACGCTTCACGAGGCAGGGGCACCACCATGCTGTTGTGCTTACCCGTAAGCTTGCTCTGCCTCGTTACCAGCACTGTGCCGGGGGCTGCGACATCTTCCGTATAGATAAGCTTGCCCGCTTTCATGCCTCGTCCTCCTTAGCCTCTTCGCACAGCAACCGCTGGGCGGCACGCATGACCGTCTTCGCCAATCGCTGGGCCTCCTCCTCCGATAGGTCGGGGTCATACGCACGGCTCGCCATCACCCGCGCCAAGTCCAGCACATCCTCCCGCAGGAGTTCCAGCCGGCCCTCGCGCACGCCCCGTCTGAAGCCGAGGGCATAGCCCCCGTCGTAGCCCTTCGCAAACTCGCTCGCCATCTCGTCGGTTCTCATCCCATCACCCCCATGATCTGTTCGCAAATCTGGTCGTCCACCCGCTCAGTCACCTTCCTGTCCAGCCACCGCGCCCTGTAGCCCTTGCGGTCGAGCAGGATGTAGTCGATCTCCACGGTGCGCGGCTCGTCCCAGCCGTCACCGTCCCGGTGATAACTCCGCACCCGCGCAATGGCGGGGATGCCCGCCACCGTCACCTCAACGTCCGTCGCCATCACACACCTCCTCCAGCCAGTAGTCACACCCCGCCTCGCCAACCCGCTGCGTCATCCGCATCAGGGCAATTTCCTTGGTCACTTGCCCGATGTCAGTCGGCGGCATCATGATGTCGTAGACCAGCGTGAAATCCTGATACTTGTAATTCCGACACCAAACTTTATAGGTCTTCTCCTCAGTCGGTTCCAGCCACGCATCGCGACCATCGCCATTGAAGTAGCGCAGCATATGGGTCGCGTCACCGATGCCGTAGACGCCCACCTCAATCGTGTTCGCCTTCAGCCATGCGTGGTAGTAGCGCACCATGAGTCTGTAGTTCATCTCTACTTCCCCTCGTCCATGTAACAAGCGACACCGTCGCAGATTGCCCAGAACACTGAGCCGCCGTACAGCATGATCATCGCCAGCAGCCGGTTGGTCGCCGGCCAACACTGCGCCTCCCCATCAGGAACCCGCAGCCCCTCCTTCGACGCATCCTCCCAAGCCGCTGCCGCAGTCTTCCCCACGCCCCAGATAACCCCGTCAAACCCAACGACATAGCCCTTCGGCTCAATGTGCATGACCTACTCCTCCCCCTCGGTAAGGTCTACGTCCACGCTGTCCTCCAGCGTGACCAGCACCCAGCGAATCTCGGCACCTTCAGGCAGGGTGGTCGTGCCCTCGGGCAGGCGCGGGCCAACGTACTGGCCGATGAGAATCTGATCGTCTTCAGACCCCGGCAGCAACTCCGCGTTGATGCGGCTCATCGGCACCGACACCCCGAGAGCCTCGGTGAACAGCGCGGCAACGTCCGCGTGCCCCACCGCCGAGACGTAGTCTTGGTGGCAGACCTCCGCTTGAGCCTGCTCCAGCGTCAGACGCTGGAACCGCAGCGAACCCCCCGTCGCCCAACTGGGCAGCATGTTGAGAGAGAATGCGTTTCCGATGTACATCTTGTTACTCCTTAAAATCCTTTGTGGTTGCGGTAGACTTCCCGGTGAATCCGGGCGGTCTTCAGTTCATGGGCTTCGCTTGCCCGCAGTTCGCTCAGTGCGAACAAGTTCAGACATTCCCAGCCCGTCGCCTTGGCGCAGCGGCGGGCAAACGTGCGAGCACGGGCAGCGGCCTTCTCAGCCCGCCGACAACCCTTCGCCACCTCGGTGGCGCGATCAGCGGCGGCTTTGGCGCGGGCGTGATAGCCAGCGTAATAGTCGCTGACGAATGCTTCCCACTTCTGCTTTTTCTCTGCCATGTGCATGACCTACTCCTCCCTTAAATCTTGTATACCGCTGCATACCAATGCGTGCAGCACTCAACAAACAAACCTTCCTGCTCCAACGCCCACGCCATCCCGTCGTTGAACTCCGCGAGATAGCGGGCCTCGCTGCCGTCGTACACGACAACCAACTCCGACTCCGCCCCATAC